GCAGGATATGCAAGCAATACACCTAACTGACCTTTAGCAATACCCATAGGCAAACATAAATCAAATGCAGCAATGCCAGAACGAATACCAACATCACCATTCATTGCTGATTGACGAGTCTTTTCAAAGTACTGTAATGCATCTTCAACATCTGTTACATCAAGGTCTCTAACCCTTGCAGTAATTCTAGCTAGTGATGATATGTCTGTTGACATAGTGTTTAGTGCTTTGCCAGATTGATTATCTTGAAGGAACTGTGCAGCCTTACGAACGGTTGTTCTTAATGACTCATCTAGGAATGTTTCTTTTAATCTATTTACCGCATAGATAGTTGGTGCTGGATCTTGCACTGTGTCAAAATCACGAAAGCGTGTTTGTAAAAGGTCTGACGGCGGTACTTGACGAGTTTCATTGTAATATTCTTTTACAAAGTCCCAAACATCACCACAGGACTGCATCATATAGTCCACATTGTTTTCAAAAAGAATATGGATATCTTTATTTTCGCATACAGCAGAAATTACTTCTACTTCTTCACGCATTCCCATTTAACCACTCTTCTCTCAACTTCATTGTTTGTGCTCTACGTTCAGCCCTTAGTATTCTATCCTGCTCATTTGAATCAACCGATTCTTTTAACTTCTCAAAGTTATTAAATAGCCACGAAAGTGGGTGTCCTTCTTTAGATAAGGTAAAGTAATAATCAATAATTAACTTAGCATTATCAAAGTCAAAGTCTTCTAGAATAGATGAGGCAGCCCACTTTTCTTTATACTTGTTTATATTTGGCTTCTTGCCATATCTATCTTCAAACTTCTTTGCATAATATGTGAGTAATGCAAAAGCTAGGTTTGCCTCACTCTTTGTCACTGCTTTAGATCCTTTTCTAACGCATTAACCTTTTCAATAAGTTTGCTTTCTACAAAGTTAAAGACTCTATTCATTGCAGCATCAGTATTAGCATCGGTGTCTCTTACCCAATCTTCTACACCAAGTTCAACGTGCATACTTTCATAGTTACCCAAGTTTCTTACAAACTTAAGGTTTACCTTAACAACCGTATTACTCATTATCTACTCCTGCACCAAAACCAATTACTGGTTTTCTTTCATCAACTATTTCTAAAGCCTGTGAAATACCATACCATTTATCAGCAAGGTCAATTAACGACTTAACATCTTTGCGTTTTCTAGCTATAATAAACGCTTCCTCTAAACATACCATAGAGTAAATGATAGCATCTTCTTGCAGGTTTGTAAATGCTTTTTCTTCTGGTGGCTTATTCTTAGAAGAATGTCTACCTTTTGCCATTAAAAGTCCTCTGCTTTCCAAACAGGAATAAACTCCCCATTTTTATTTTTGATATATAGCATTTCTGACTTACCTAGAAGTGCATCTAATTCTTTCTTAGTTGGCACATCATATCTTGGTGTGATGTATCCATCTTTTCTAGGTCTTCCTGTATGCCAACTTGCATAGAAGTCTCTTAAGTTATATATATCTGTCTCACAGAAATAGTATACACCGTGAACGTATTGATCCATAAGGTATGGCTTTTTAACATCACCACGATTTATTGCTTTTCGTATTGAGTCTGGACTACGACTTAATAACTTTCCAACAAGTCTGATCGAATAAGCAGGTGTTCTAAGTTTCTTATAATCAGTATACAGATAAGCCATCTGCCTATCTTGAACATAGTTATAAGTTCTTACAATATTGTTTACACGATCAATGTGTATGATTTTGTGTAGTTCATCATTAAGAAAGCATAGCCTTCTTTGTGGTGACTTTAACTGTTGGAGGTCTTCTTCGACAGTTCGTTTTCTTTTTGATATAGCCATTTTACAAACGGTGAATGGTTAGTTGGATGATGGAATGACCATCTTTTTCCACAAGTCATACAGAATAATTCTATATGAGTGTAACTGGAAAATACCCTATCTACCATCACCTTACCTTTGCATAGTTTGCATTTCATTGTTAAATGATAGCATAGTATTAAACCTTAAAGTGCTTGCCATCTACTACACAAGAATAATCAGGAGAAACGTGAACAAGCTGAATATGTGGATATACACCATTTTCAATGTGTGCAATAGCAAATGCCTTTTGCCAGTTATGGTTGTTTGTATACATCATACCTTTAGACTTTTCATCACACATATGACCAAGCTCATATCCTCTTAGGGTTTCACCTTTGCCACCGTTTCTAAGTTCATAGGTATTAAAGTACACACCTGCACGATGTGAGTGTCCACGAATTAAAGATACACCAAAGTTATCTACATCTTTACGAACCGATTCACCTGCATTTTGTGAGATAGCATTTCCGTGATGAACGTGAATGTCTCCAAAGCGGTGTGCAGGAGGCTCATTGTAATAAATATAATCATAACCAAGACTATCTAAGTTCCACAATGTTTCTGGTGTAGTTACTTCAATATAGTCTGGAAGTTTTGCATCTACATAGTCAAATACACGGATATCGTGATTTCCAAGTGCTGAAAATAGCTGTGCTTTTCTTGCTACATTGCGTGTCTTTGTATAAAAATCTCTTGCTAGTTTTGCTTCATGCTTCATAAGAGGTACTATTGCATTACCCTCATTATCTTTATGCATCTTTAAAAACTCTGCTGAACGTCCTTCTGTGTACTTGCTATAGCAAGCCTGATCATCGGTATCACCCAAGTAGTCTACAACATCTGGCTTAAACCATCTCATAACAGTAAACCATAATTCAATCATCTTATCATCTTGGTAAGGGAATTGCTGGTCAGAAGATAGCATCCACTTTAAATCGTTTTTCATTTTAATCCTTTTGTTTATGCCAAAAAATGACATTACCCCAGTTTATCAAAGCAACTGGGGTGTGTCAATAGTCTTTATATATTTTTTCCTTTGCCAATGGCTAGGTATCTTATTGTAATTGGTGTTGACTTTTTATTGTCAATAGGAGCAAATCTTTTTACTCTAATGGTGCAACCTGATTCATTAATGTTTGTTACCCAAGCGGTTGCATAAACTTCTTCTGCATTACCTTTAAAGTTAATTGCTGGAATAACTAAAACATCTGGTGAAGCAAATGGTGCAGAAAAAGTAACAAGTGTCTTATCTACACTTTCTTTACCAGCAATATTAATTGTTACGTTTCCAGTTACCATTTGAACATAAGTTGGTGAAGAAGCGTGTGCAGCAATCATATTAATTTTTGATGATCCAGTTACCGACTTTACTTCTTTTTCTGTTTGATTAATCTCAACAACTAAATCATTTAACCAGTTATATGTTAATGGATTTCCATCACTTAGTGGGCTTACAGGCATTACTTAGATTTTTCCTCTTTGGCTGGATTTTGAAGAGAAGCAATTTCTTCATCTTTTGATTCAATAGCCTGTTGTGCCTGTGCCTTAAGTACAGCCATTTGTGTTTCATATTGACTAGTAATCTGACCAATACGATTTTGCAATTCCTGAACAACTAGTTCTAGGGTCTTATCTTGTGACATATTTTTCTCCTTATTGTGTCTTTGTATATTATAGCATTATGATTCTAATGCTGCAAGTCTATTTTCTAAGTCTTCTATTAATAATTGTTGATTTTTTACTACAGAAATAAGTGCAACTCCAATTTTATCATACTCTACATAGTCAGGAATTCCTTCTTCATCTCTTTGAATCAATCCTTCTAGACCTAAATCACCTATTTCTTCAGCAATAAGACCATGAACCCACGGAGCACTTTCTCCAAACTCCTCAACACTTTTATTATACTTAAATACTTTTGGAGATAAGTTGAGTAATGCATCCACATCCCACTGAAAATCTGATATTTGTTGCTTAACTCTTCTAGTAGATGCAGATGTTCCAATAACATATGGACTAGAAGTAATAAGTAAGGTTCTTCCAGTAAGATTCGCACTAGAATAAACATTTACATTTCCCTTTAACTCACTAATTGGATTTAATATTACATCATCGGTTGCTGATAATGTTATATCATTTGTTGCTGATAAAGTAACTCCACCATTTGTTGCTGATAAAGTAACTCCACCATTTGTTGCTGATAACGCAATTCCACCTGTTGAAGAAATTGTTCCTGATCCTGCTGAAGCAATAGATAATGCTCCAAAATCAACACCGCCACCAAATGCAACATTTCCAGTTAACGTTGAAGTGCCAACTACTCTTAAAGTACTATTCATATAAACAGGTGGCTCAAAACGCCATCTATTACTTGGTCCATCAAAATATAGCTGTGAGGCAAGCTGTCTTACACCATTATAAGCTGGTGTAAGATAAACACCATAAACATCACTAGGATCAATCCATAAACCGTTACCATTTGAATTAACTATAGCAAAGTTAGATACGTCAGTTGTTATGGATCCTGAAGGAAATTCAGAGCCTCTTGAATTAATTTTAAATATATCATTAAACACCGAAAATGTATCTCTAGTCAATAAAGTATTACTTGGTTCCAATCTAGGAGATATACTTAAAAATTCTTCACTTTGATTAATGCTTTTTATTACAAAGTTTCCTTTTGACTCATAATTAACAGTACCACCAGATCCAGATGGGCTTGTAAAATTATTATTACTTGCACCAACAGTAAAAGAATTATCGCTGTCTATGGCAACAATAGTAGAAAAATTATTATAGTTTCCACCACTTACACCAGAAACGTTAAACTGTTGACCCAGAGTAAAAGTACGATCACCACTATGCGTAAATGTAGCATATGTTGTGCTAATATTAGATAAAGCTCCTGCATTAATTAAGTTATCAGAATAAATAGTTACATTTGTAGCAGCTACTGAATCAACACGAACTGGTGAAAACACTGATGCAGTTGAAGTTGCTCCAGTTGTTGAGCTTTGAATAGTAAAAGTATTTGCAGTAACATCATAGACACCAAACGTACCATTAAATCCAGCAACCGATGCACCAGTAATTGTAACTAGGTCTCCAGGGAAAAAGGTATGTCCAGTTGCTGTGTATGTAACAAATCCAGAACCTGGATTTGCATCGTCAATCGCTGTAATTGTAAGTGGAGTTACAAGTCCAGTTGCAGTGATAATTTGATCTGTTGCCAATAACTTAAGACTTGAAAGACTTACTGATCCAGTTGAAAATGAAGGATTTCCAGTGGTAGTATTTGCAACTCTAAAAGTATTTGTTGTTACTGCTGTAATTGTAAATGTTCCATTAAATCCTGCAATAGAAGCACCACTAATTATTACAGTATCTCCAACATTAAAGGTATGACCATTTGCTGTATATGTAGCAGAATTAGAATCTGGATTCAAATCATTAACTGCTGTAACAGTATGGACTCCAAACGAAAGGGTTGCTGTAGTACGGTAACTAGCTGCTGCTTTTCCAGCTGGACTAACTACAGTAGAAACAACATTGGTTTCAGTTTTAGCATATGTGAAAGTGTTTAAAGTTGGAGTATCAATAACAGTATATCTTCCATTAAATATAGAATCAACTCCAGATACTACTATAGTTGATCCAGGAGCAAGTGCGTGTTCACCGTCTGTAGTAAGTGTTGCAATATTGCTTGTAAGTTGTTTATTTATTACGGAATAAACAAATTCACTTCCTACACCACTAATAGTTGCAGATTTAATAACTATTGGATTAGAATAAGAAGCCGAAATTAATGGATAGTCTTCCGCACCCTCTCCTAAACTAACAGCTATTCCAAAACCAGATATATCACTTTCAATATATGATGCAGTAGTTGTATTTCTATTTTGAAACCAAAGTCCAAACTCATTCAAAGCAACAGTTGATTGCCAAATTGGATTTGGCAAAGTTCTATCATAAGTATCTATAGAGATTCCTGGGAAACCTGTAAGTCCAGAGTCTGTTGTGTCTAAAGATATAACATCTTTACCATTTGCTCCCCATAAGGCTGGATCATTAGTTCCAGAAACTCCAGAAGTATCTATAAGAAAAGTTCCAAAACTTCCAGCATTTGCATTTATTGTTCCTGTAACTTCTAATAAGTCAGAACTTGATTGATAGGATAAATAATTATTTGCTGATCCTACTCTAATTCTTGGATTACCTGCATCTGCAAACCAATAATTGTTATCATTAATTTTTAGACCCACACCAACTGATCCAGTTGAAAATAATCCAAATCCCATAGTGTTGCCTGGATTTGCTGTTATTGGTGTTGTGTCATTAACAAATCCTTTTAAAATTCCATCAACAGTTAGGGTTAAAGATGCGGTATCCCAAGTTACACGACCATCACCAAGACTAAAGTTTCCATTAGTAGCATTTATAAAGTCTTCAGTATTTTCTATATATAAACCTGCACTACCATAAACGGCGGTAGGAGATATAATTATTCTATTTGGAGCTGTTCCAACAGCTATAGAAGTTGCTGCAATTCCAGGAGCAGTAAGAACACCACTTTCAAAATATAACTGATCTGATATACTAAACCTTCCAGAGGCATCCATATAAAATGGAGTAAATGGATCTTTAAAGCTACCTGCTCCTGAAAAAATAGAAGATGTTGTGCTTAATTCAGTTCCAGATATTGTTATTTGATTAGCACCATATCCAACAAAAATGTTTCCGTTTTCAGGCTCTCCTATTGAAACTGTTCCAAGAGGAGAAACTGCGGTAGAAGCAACATTGCTTGCAGTTTTAGCATATGTAAATGACTCTAATGTTGGAACGCCTGTAATTGTATATGTTCCATTAAATGTAGCATCTACCCCAGAAACAACAACTTCATCACCAATAACAAAATTATGAAAAGTACTTGTTGCAAGAGTTGCAACATTGCCCAATAATTTTTTATTATATACAGAATAAGAAATGTTTTGCTTACCAACTGTAATGTTATTTGTAAAGTTTCCAGAATCAGCATTTATGGTTCCAGTTACGGTTAAGGCTCCAGTAAATGAGTTATAGCTCATTGAATTAGTGTCATTACCAACTTTAAATTTATAGTTTTTTAAAGAAGAGTCAATTTGTCCAAGACCTGTTGTATATGTTCCAGCCGTAACTCTTAAAGAAGTTGTTACTAAATAATCTGGATCATCTTCTCCTGGAGTTTCAACTATAGAGTCTACTGAGTAACGTGAGCTTTGTTCAAATACTGGACTAGTAAAAGAAGTTACTGTTATTGGAAAACCTTCTTCAAACTCTCCAATATATTCTTTAGCTACATATATATGCAAAATTGATGTATCTTCTGTTGAAACAACATTAACTAAATTAAGTTGTGTAATCGTATATATATCATCTAGACCAAAAGAATCAGCTTTTAAGTCAACAGTTATTGGATTTGTTGTACCTGCGATATCTTTTTTATAATAAACGGTAAATGTATTTGGTGTAACTTCTGCTATAGAAAACGTATCTTCAAGTTCTAAAAACTTATCTTCTGTAAATCCAGAAATAGAAACTTTATCTGCAACAGAAAGAGTGTGATTTGCTAAAGTAAATTCTGCTTTTCTTAAGATAACATTATTAGTTGAATTTTGTGCTACAACAGATAAAATAGGAATAGATTTTATCTGATCATAGCCCATAAAATAATTATGTCTGTCTAAAAATATACCGCTATGTTCTGAAGAATTACCTTCAAAAGAGGTTGATTCAAATAGATTTTTTCCAATAGTTACTAGTGGTTCTCCATTTACATCTTCACCCACATTTAAAATTCCATCAATTTTTCCAGATGTGGCTTCTATTGTTCCTCTTACAAAAACATTTGAAAAAACAGCATTACCTTGATTTGTTATCATCCAGCCATCAGTTCCAAGAGAAAGACTTGAAATGTCATCCCTATAAGAACTAAATAAATGGTCTTGTGAAAATGATCCATCTTCATTTTCTGCACCATAGGTGTATGGCTCTTCTAGGTTTTCATCTCCAAGAAAGTACAAAAAGTATTTTTGTTCATCAACGCCGTCTACTACAACTGGAAAGGCATCAATTTTTGTAATAAAAAACGAATCATCTTGTGATATTGGATTTGCATTAAAAATTGTTTGACCAACAGTTAAGTCAGATGCATAAACTTCAGTACTGGTTCTTGGAATAAAGCCATTAAAGTTTAAAGACGCTAATCTATCTGAAAGTAAGTATATTGAACCATCTGAAGATTCTATTCCTCTTACGCTTGAGGATTGATTATTTTTTCCTACACCTGCCATTAGTCAAGCACCTCTACTTGAGAAAGTATTTCATTTTCGCTTGCGTTCCTGTTTGGAAGCCAATAAGCACTCCAGACACCATCTTTTTTTGTATACCTTGCAATAGCAAACTGAACTTCAACTTTTCTTAAAAGCTCTGGAACAGTTTGATTATTTACTTGCAGTTTGCTTGCCTCATAATATTTTACTTTTCCAGTTGAAGTTGGAAATCTTTTTAAGCTACTACTAATAACTTTTGGATTATCTGTAACCGAAGGTGGAGATCCTTTTTTAAAAGTTTCTGTGCCTTTTAATGATGTATTTTCTGTTGCAAGCGTTGGAAATGCAAGGGAGTCTCCGTATGTTCCAAAAAAATATTTTTTATTATCTCCACCTGTATCGGTATCTGAAATTATGAAATATATATAATCTCTTACCTCATCTTCCCAAATAAGTTTTTCTATAATATTTGGATTTATAAGAGAAGAACTTATAGATGAAGATTTTTTAAAAGTATAATTAGTTGATGCTTTTGTAGCATCATAACGAGTCGATGTTTGCCAAATAATATTTGCAGATGCAACTGTTGCATTCTTCGCTTTGGATGTCTGGTCTCCCCCTTTTTTAAGATATTTATAAAAATCTCCAGTAAATGAAGTACCTTCAAATGTACCATATATTGCAACTTGAGTATTTGCTTCTTTTTTAGAAAGTGCTGTTTTCCCCATAGTAAGATAAATCAATCTACGACCATTTTCAGTGGTAAATTTTCCAACATCTATAATCGGTGCATTATCCCATACAACCGAACTTCCATAATTTACACCTTGGTAAGTTATTTTTGCACCTAACGCATATATATTTGATTTTCCAGCAATAATATTAGTTAATTTTGTATCTTCAGGAAGGTATACGGTAGTGCTACCTACAGGAATAGCATCTACTATATTAACATATAAAGGAGTTGTAGTACGCTTAACACTATATATTGTTTCTGCAAGAGGATCAATATCTGCAAGACTTAACTTTAATCTTAAAGTGTTCTTATCTACTACTTGATAATCTGTTCTGTAGTTTAAAAAATCCAAAAATCCTTTAAATCCAGATAAATAATACGAAGTAAATTCTACAGCCCCATTAAAAGTTATTGTAAAAGTATATTCAACTCCTTCTGGTTCATATGATGTTACTCCATCTTCACGACTTGTTGGAAATTGGTTAAATTTCCATTCTACTGATTTTACTTTAACGCCTTGATTAGGTGCATGAGAAGGTCCACCTGGAATAATTCCAGAATTAGTTACCTCTGATTTAACAGAAGTTGCTGATTCATTTATTTGAGAAAATGTAGAAAAGTTTGAAGGCTTTATATTAAAAAGTTTTGGAACCTGTGTTTGAAAAAACCTAAGAGTATCTATATTCTTATTTCCTTGTTTAATATTAAATGAAACATTATAGATTTCATTTGGCTCTAGGTCAAGTTTAGATAGTTTTTGCATTACTTTACCATTTCCATTTCAAGTAAGTATTGGATATCAATAACTGATCCAAGAGGCTTTTCAATAGGTACTGATAGCACCGCCCTTGAAACAAGACCTTCTACAGAATCGGCTGTTTTGTATTTTTTAACTCTTAATCCATCAAGAATGGTAGTTCCACTACTTACATTTGCAATAGTAACAGATGTTATTTTTGACCAATCAACAGCTGCGTAGTCACTGCCTTCATTTTTTTCTTTTGACAATACTTTATATCCAGCACCACCTGATGCAAAATCATAAACTGCATTTCCTGATGCACTTAAAAATGTAACTCTTACAGTATAAGAATCACTAAAATTACCAGCCAAAACAAAGCTATCATATGGTGCAACATATCCCATATCTAAAACTGAATCATTAAATTTTATAGTATCTGTTTGTGTAAGCTTTAAAGCATTGCTTCCGATTCTATAATTAGAAAGGTCTGAAACAAAGTTTGGAGTTAAATTTGATGATGTAGCTCCAACTTCTGTTGTAACAATATATGAATTATTTGATAATTTTAATGGGTCTCCAGATTCAAAGTTAAATATAACTCTATTATCTGCTTCAAAGTTTGAGGAAAGCTTATTTGAATATAGCCCTAATTCTGTAATGTAATATCTTGAAGGATCAGTTATTCTTGCAGTATAAACTAGCACATCTTCTTCATATTCTTCATAATCTTGACCAAGACTTGCTGCGGTAATTGGATATCTTCCAACAGAAAAATCTAAATCTGCCATATCTAAATATGCACCAGATGAAGTATTTGCTTTAGATGAAATACCAATTCCCATAGAACCAGCAAATGAAGGAACTAATCCAAGCATTGTTTTAAGAGCATTTGATCTACCTAATAAAGTTAATTTATTTTTTTGTTCTGCTACTAATTCTCCGTCAATAAAGACTCTATAAATACCGTTCATATTGTACATTTTACCATTAAAGTCTATCAAAACGTATCTCCACATCCAAGCTATCATATTCATTTGGAAGTTCTATGTAAAAATCAACTTTATTTTCAGTTGGCATTGCTCCAGTAAATTTAGTTCCCTCAAGACTTCCGTAGTGTTGTGTTAAAGTTTCAAAATCTGCTGAGGTAGATATCTTACTTTCTAAATATGTAATTAGTTTATTGGCTAATTGTATATCTTCTGAAGCCTGACTTTCATCGACTACCGCTTCAAGGTATTGAGATTGATCGGTTTGCTCAAAAACATCTGCAGCATTTTTATATTCTCCATTAGATGTCTTTACCTCAATATCAACATCTGGCAAGAAATCAATACTTTCATATGTATAATTAGTTAATAAGTCATCTCCTGCCTGAACTAGCTCCATAGATAACCTATCTATTTCTTGCTCAAAAGTTTTAGTATATTCAAGTGCATTAAACAATAAATCATAGTCTTGTGCAACCTTTTTCTTTTCCTCTTTTGGTAATCTTGGATATTTTACAGTTCCCCAGTTAGGTGGTGGTATTACGGGTTGAGGAACAAATGGCGTAGGAGTAAATGAAGATTTTGGTGGGGGACTATATCTATCTATCTTACTCCTTTTACCAGCTTTTGACAAAACAAACACATATCCGTTTTGCATAGATTGCTCTTGATATAAACCTGGAGCAATTTCTTTAAGATTATGATTACTCATTGCTCTTTGTGCTTCTTCTAATGTAGGATGAATGCCTGGATTTGCAGGACTTCCATAAGGCAATATTGGTTTAGATCCACCACCAATAACTTTTGGAGGATACATAGAGGTGGTATTTAAAGAACCTTCACCATAGGTTTGAACTCTTGTTTTTAGAATATTATAAAGTGTCTTTTCTTCTGCTAAAGCCTTATTATAATTATCAGCTACGTTCATTCTTTTGTAAAAATCTAACTCATTTTTACCATTTATAGTGTATCCAGCCTCAATAACTTCTCCAGAACCAGGAACAATAGCAACCATTAGACACACTCCTTTATTTCAATATTCATTGCTGGACCAGTATTAGAAATAGTATGAGATATGGAGGAAATGGTATATGTTTTTGTATCATCGTTGTATAGTTTATCTGAATACAAAAGACCAACTTTATCTCCAAGTTCTAATATTGGATTAGGAAAAATGCTCAAAGATATGGATTTTCTTTCTTTTGACAGACTATCTGTAATCCAAGTTGCAAGAGATCTTGCTTGCTCTAGATTATTAATAAAGTCTCCAGATATCATAACTTCTTGTTTTCCATAAAGATTTCTATTTATAGTATACCTATCATTATCTTCTTTGTCATATTCTTCTTTTTCTACAAGTTTACTTGACTGCACCGTTCCAGGATTTATATTCTTTAAAGCAAATGCTGAAATCCAAAGTGGAGTTTGAGCAGTTTCATCTATTTGAATAGGACCACTTCCAGTATTATACAGCCAAAAAGATGCACCAAAAGATGAAGGTTGAAAGTCTGAAACAAAATAGTTTGGATTAACTTCTGACAAACTAATTAGATTTGGATTAAGTGAAGGTGTATCAAACCTTGCATCAAACTTTTTAACCTCTCTAGCATACCTTCCAAAGTCTTCAAAGTATACTAGAACCTTACTGTTACCCAGCGATTGCATTAATGTGTCTGGTAATAATCCACGACCTGCAAGATTTGACATTTTTTGATTTTTATTTTTTGTTAAAACTGATGAAACTTTTTCAACAACAATGTCGTCTGGGGAAGAAGAAACATATAGGTATTCATATATTGCTGAAGACTCACCTCTTGTAATAAATCCAGCATAGGATGTTTCTGGGGCAATAGATGACTTAGGTTCTGATGCCTCAGCAACTTGTTGATCGTCCCAGTATATTTCATAATATCTGGTGTTGCCCTTATCTCTAGTAACTACTTCTAAGTCAAATATTTGTGCATAGCTTTTACCGCCACCCTTTGCATCAGTAAGTGCTGTACCCATATCTGGAGCGGTGGATGGTGTAGAAGATACATTAACCCAAGCATTTACAAGTATCTTTGGGATATGTTTTCCAGCTTCGTAAACTACCTTATAAAACCTAAGATTTCTATAGTTTGCATTAAGTAAAGAGTCTTGATCAATTTTTCCAACATCTTCTACTTCAACAAAGTATCCAGTAATTCCAGACTTACTACCTTTACTTGTTGTAGCAATACTCCAACCAATACCTGCAATACAAGAATCTTTAATTAATGTTTCACCTGCATCTACATTTTTAGGTACATCTGCAACAAGTCTCATTCTTGTGCCAATTCTTTTAATTGGAATAGTAGAACCATTTACTTTTATCTTCTTAAATATTCCAGCAACTATCTGTTCTGATACATTATCCATAGGCAAAAAATCTGTAACTAAATTTTCTATATAATAAGTACCCCCAGTTCCTGGAGCATCTGGAAATCCTGTTCCTTTGGCGTCAAATGTAAAAGCACCAGGGGATCCTCCAACAGCAGTAACGGTTACTGTCTGATTGTAGCTGTCAGGAGTCATACCTGAAATAGTAACTACTTGACCAACGGCAAAATTTTGAGTAAAAAAATTAAATGTAAATCTTGCACTTGTTGAAGAAAGACGGATGGCTGAGGTAAGGGATGAGGTTGGTATAAGATTTCTTCTACTTGGAATATTTCCAGATGATCTTGCAGAACTTACTCTAATGTATCCAGGAATTGACTTTGATGTCATTAAAGCACCTGTTGTTTTATTTGAAATAAAATTATCTATTCTGTTTGTTACAGTAAAAGAATTAATAATAGATGCTGGCACTGCTCTTTTTGGTCCCCAAAGTTGAACTCCATATTTTTGCCAATCATCAGCAGCCCTGTCCTGCATAAACTCTTTACTTGTATCTACGGCTTTATGGGCGGTAATTTCTGTTTTATTTTGACCTCTTCCATCTGATATTAAAGTATAAATATTTTTAGTTGGATCTAATGGGTCAATAGCTGTTTTAAAATCTAAACTAACTATTAGTGCTTCTGGTTCAATAGAGCCACCTTGTCTAAGTTTTGATTTCTCAAAGTTATATTCTTCAACACTAAATAAAATTTTCTTTTTAAATGTTTTTTCTCTTGGGTTACTCATAAAGAATAAAATACCGTTATATTTAATAATTTCAGTATCAATCATTATATATCCGTTGTAGCTATTAATGAAAGTATTAATCATTTCTTTATCTAGGTTCATACAAAGGTGTGTTTTTGCAGCATTGGATTTTGCATAAAACTTTCTAATAGCATCTTGCTTACTATCTGCTGATTCTGTTTTATCTACAAACAGTTGCATAGGTGTTTTTTCAGGTATATCTTTAATAATTGCAGCAGCAGCTAGATAATTATCTGACTTACCTTTATCATTTCCTGGCTGCCATACAATATCTAAGGTATATCTTAAATCTTTATTTATAAAAGAAGCCCCAAAATTTGGCGACTCTAAGTGTTGTTGTTTTTTATCATCATTGCTATTTATTAAGGATAATGATTTTTTCTCTAATCCAAGACCATTAAAGTCAACATTTACATCAGTAATTGGTGGTTCAGATGATTCGTTAAAACTTTGAATATTAGAAATATAAGGTATGTTATCTTTTGTTGTTACCCCATCATTTCCAATAAACCAAAAATCTTTTTTTTCTGGAGCAATCATTTTTTCTTTAGTCATAGCAATTAGTTCATTATCTACATCCATATAGATAGATGTTTGAGTAGATACAGCAACCGATTCAAGAACTTCAAGTACCGTCTGCTCTTTCTTTGAGTAAAAGAAATCCATAACTACATCTTCATAATCATTGTCATTGCTAGTTTTTTCAAACCTAAATCCAGTAAAACCAATATTGTCTAGCATCATTAGCAAAGCAACTGAAGTTGGAACACCAGTATTATTTGCAATCATTAAATCTGGTGCTGCTGCTTCTCTAAAAAACTTAAAATAGTCTTCCATACTTGTTGTTACTGTAAGAGAGTCTGCATCTTCCCAAATACCAGTATACATTGTTTTTAGTGGAAATCTATAGTCATTAGATCCAATAGTTAACTTTTGATATATTTTAATTTCTACATTTGGCTTTAAGATATTCTGTAGAATAGAGTCTGAATTATTCTTATTAAAAAAGAAGTCATAGTCAGATAAAGACAGTGATCCACTTGAAGAAACTACACTTCCAATAGGCAAACCATAAGCAGAGTTTCCAACAGAAGACCTTATGTCTAGGTTAATTACATTGTTTGTAATATCTGCAACAAGTCTTGGACTTAATTCAATTACTTCTATTGGTATTCCTGGCTGAGACATTTTTTCAACATATAGTCTAATTCCTTTTAGGCTTACAATTTTACTATCTAATGATGACTTGCTAAAAGAAGTTACAACTTTTTCATCTGGAGCATCAATTACTGCGGTATATTCTGACCAAACACCAGAACCTTGATGATAAATATTTAATATTCCGTCTTGTAAAACATTAGAGTTTGTTGCGGTATAAAGATCAAACCATACAGTTCCATTTAATGTTCCTTGTACCTTAAAAGTTTTTGCATAACCTTGATGCTTTTGTGTTTTAACAACTATCTTATTTACATATATCATATCTTCATAAACAATAAAAGGTGATGCATCTGTAATTGCATACTGACCACTTACTTCTGTTTTAGAAGATACTCCAATAGTCACACCATTTTTTTGTCTAATTGAAGACCAATATTTAAATGATGAGTTTTTAGAAATAGGATAAACTCTAGTGTCTTCTGAAATAAGATTAAATATTCTAGTTATTGCCAAAGAGTCAGCATCCCCATTAATTGGTTTACCTGAACCTTTTATACTTTTACCTTTTTTATCTTTAGCATAAGCATCATAAACTAATGACTTATTTGCAACACCGTGAATAATTCCTGGATTTGGTCTATTTGTTTTAAAAATATCTTTTAACGGTGTATATTTAATTCTATCAATGTCAGTATTTGTTACTGGAGCATCATCACCAGAAGTATAAGTGTAATTTTGGTATCCGTCATCTGTTGTTCCATTAGCAAGTAAACAACCAATGCTAGAGTATGGGGTGTAAGCATTATAGTTCCATTCAGCAATGACCTGATGGGTGGAGTCTAAAGAAGAACTATAAGCAAGTTCTGTTTTAATTTCTGTATTTAATGCGGTATTTCCAGTACTAAGCATTACACTTCCACCAAACTAAGATCAATATTCCATAAATCTAAACTAGAACCTCTTTCAACTACATTGTAAGAAAAACTTTCAAAAAACACGTTTACCTTTTCAACATTTTTCTTTATATTTGCTGTTGATACTGTGCTATCTACGTCATATACTAATAACATCCAAAAATCTCCAGTATGATCTTCATACCATTTAAGCATTTCCTGACCACCTGCAAAATCAGAAGATGCAGAATATTCAGTTACTTGAGTTTTTCTAGATGGTAATCTATCCCAAGATGTAGAAAAATTCTTTTTATCTGCAACGTGATATGATCTCATTGTTCCATTAATCATTCTTTGCTTATATTCAATACGTTCAAAAGATACTGCAAGCTCTGATCTATTGTTATCAGAGATGTATAGGTAATTTGGTCCAAGGTCCCATTTGCCATCTCTTGATGTTCCAGCAGCACCTAATAATGGTTCATCTTCTGACCATATAATAAGAGATGGACGTGAATATTTTTGAGCAAGATTATTATAAGCCATTATTAACCAATTCTCCTAGAATTACTACTAATTCTACCACCAACAGCTTTATTAACGTGATGCATAACCATATCCATACCTGCACCATTAAAGTTCATAACTGGACTAGAGTTTATGTTTGAAGAGTTTGAAGTTATCTGTCCTCCACGAGCCATTTGTGCAATAGGGGCTGGAGCCATTCCTCCACCTGCAGAAGGAATATTATAACTTGGAGTTGGTGGTGCAGATATGCTTGGCATAGGAACACTTCCTCCAGCAGCCATTCCTGGTGCAATAGACATTGTTGGCATTGATCCAATAAATCCACCACTAGCAAACTTCTTAGCATTAATCTTATCCATAAACTTTGGACCATAGGCTTTTACAGCAGATGCATTCATTATATATTCACCATTTGATGCCATAATTGGAATTGAGTCAGATGTGCCAGTTCCTGGACCAGATAACATACCGCCACTTGCAAAGTTTGGTGCAATAGCTCTACCACTTGCTCCAGTATTAACAAAATAATTTGACTTTGTTGGTGCTGAAACTGAACTACTTACAGGCTTTGTAGTGTTTCCTGCTGTTGCTCCACCAGTAACTCCTCCCTGAGCAGTTCCAACATTAATTCCAGCCAATTCTGCAACTTTTGCTATAGCAGATCCTGGCTTAACTGGCTGATTTAAAGAGTCAACAACCCCACCTAAAACATCTCCTGCTGCTCCAAGAGAGTCTGCAATATTTTTTGTAATAGCCTCAACGTCTTGTCCAAGAACCCCAAGTGCTGTTTCTTTATCAGAATTAAATGTTTCAATAGCCAAACCAAGGTCTTCTTTTACTTTATTAAAATCTTTGCGTTCTTGATCTGTCATAGAGGATGTGTCTGCATTTTGCAAAACTTGAGACGCTTGCATTCCAGCATTAGTTGCAAGACTCATTGCTTCTCTAACTGCTGCTGCATATCCAGGATCGGATGGGCTCATAGCTACAACTTTTTCAATTTTTGATATTGCTTTTTCTGCAGCACCAACCGATACAGCTCTTTTCTTATTTAAAAATTCTATCTCTGCTTCAATATTTGCAAGTTCTGCTTCGTGTCTTGCAGCCTCTGCTTCTCTTCTATTATCAATAGCTCTTAGATCTTCATCAAGTTTCCTTTGAGCAGCATCTGAAGTTTCTTGTATTGCTTGCATTGAACGATCTCTACCAAACTGATCGGCACTTGATGCTGCATCCATCTGAGCACCAATAAATCCAAAGACATCTCCACCAGAAATTGCCTTAAGACCAGATAATCCAGTCTTTCTTTGATTGGCATAATAGTCTTCTGCTTGCTTTTCTCTTTCAAGTTCTTTGATATAGTAATCGGTATTTCTCTGAAGAATATCTTTTTTATCATTTAGGCGTTTTGCTTCATTGTCAAGATTTTTCATTGCTTGTTCGTGACGCTTATTTTCAATTTCTACTTCTGCTTGCTTTGCTGCAATCAAAATATCAAAGGTTTTTCCAAGTTCTGTTTTTATTAGTTCAAGTTGCTTCTTTGTTTGTTCTAGTTGAATATCAACTTCTAGATCAATTTTTGCTAATGCTTGTATTTTTGCTAGTTGGTTTACAAATGTTTGCATAGCTTCTGGAGAAGGATCTCCTCCTGAGTTTTTAATTAAATCATTTACTAAATTAATATTACCAGACTGAATAGCAGAAGTAATAGCGTTTGCAAACTTTGGACCCATTCCTGCAAACTTATTTTCTGCATCTTTTGCCATCTTAGTTAAGCCACCGCCTTGAACAAAACTGTATCCTAAATCGGCATTGCTTGCTCCTGCTTCTTTTAACATTTCAAGGATTGCACCATTTGCAGCATCTTGTTGTGCCTGTGTTCCATTAGCAATATTTTCAATAATCATTGCACCTGCTTGATTTGCTGCTGATGGGTCGGTAGCTGCTATTGAATATGCAGTCTTAAGTGAACCTGCAATAGCTTCTCCTAATTGTTTTTCATCTAAACCTAAAGAGCTCATAGTTCCCAAAATTCCAGCAGTTAATTCTTTTGGAGTATCTTCATTAATTTGTGTAAAATCTCCATAATCATTAAGATTAGCAGGATTAAATGTTGAAGTAATCTTAGTCATTGCTGATTGTTGGCTGAATGCAGCTTTCATTGCTTCTTCAGTGTCATAAATAGTACCAGTTTTTTTATTAATATACTTACCAATTAGATTTGGATCAACTTTTCCTATACTTGACACAAGAGCTTTTGTAGATGCAACTGTTTGATCTGCAATATCAGTAGTAGTTTTAAGACTATCTACATTTATACTATTAAATGCTGACATAGCACCAGATTGACGAGCAATTTCTTGCACATATGCTTTTGCATCTTCTTTACTAAATCCTTTTTGAGTAAGATTAATATATGTAAGTAATAGTTTATTCCTTTTTTCTTCTTGATTAAGTACAAACTTCATGCTATCAATTAAATCACCATAGTCTTTTTTAACAACTTCAGCATATGTTTTATCGTAAGCACCTTTACCAGTACCTTTCATTCCAAGACTTGTTGCAATTTTTGAATATGTTTGTGCAATAGCAGAAGTATCTTTCAAAGTAATTCCAAGAAGTTTTGCACCTTCGATAGGGTCTTTAAACATTGCTTGACCTGCTGCTTTTGCTTTTTGTACCGCTTCTTGATACATTGCAATACCCTTATTAACACCAGCAATAGCAGCAGATGTAGCAATCATTCCCATAGGACCACCCAAGAATCCAAGAAACTTTGCACCACCTCCAAGCAATTTACCCATACCGCTAGACATTTTACTAGATCCTGGGGCTTGCATAGATGCTGCTTTATCTTTCATTGCTTGCACTTTTTCATTATCAACAAGCATTTGTGCAACACCTTGAATAGATGTAATTGCAAGAGTAGTTGCTGCTGCCATTTTTGTAAACTTATCTGCACCATCTTGAGCAGTTGCAGTAAATTGTTGGAAGGCAGTTTGTAAAGTATATGCTCCACTTGTTAAGAACCCAATACTTGCTGCAAACTTATCCATTCTTCCAGCAGCAATATTGCCTTGAAATGTAGGTTGTGTTTCTTGTTGCTTGGTTGCTGCTGATTGACCCTCTACAAAATCAAGACCACTTGTAACGGTTGTATTTGCATAACCTCTAAGTCTTTGAAATTTTCCACCACGCATTAATGCTGTTCCCATAGGATGAACAATATTACCTCTAGCTTCATCTCCTGGAGATGTTACACCTGCAATACCACCGCCAGGAGCAATAGCAAGAAGCTCCTTACTAGATACCGCAATAGGCTGACCTGTTACAGTATTTGCAACCATATCATCAATACCACTTGACAAGACATTACCCATAGCATCAACCTTGACAGTTGCACCCGTTCCAGTTCCTCTAAATCCACCTGCTGCAGATGAGATACTTTGAATGTTTGGCATTACCATTCCTGGTCTAATAGCTCCAGATGGCATTACAATGCCACTAGAGGCTGTTCTAGAGCCTTGTGTGCTTGATGTTGGTGCTCCGCCACCCTTTGGATCATATGCCCTTACAGTGATGTTTGGAAGGTTTGAAGGCAATGCTCTTTGTCCAAGAGTGTCATAGAAGTTACCTTGTAGTCTTGCTTGCATACCTGCTGCAACAGCGATTGGCATTCCTGGAGAAGTTCTTGATGGGAACATTCTTGCAAGCGTCATCATAACCTTTGCACCGTTTGCGGTATTTGGATGAACACCATCTGCAATCTTTGTTAGTTCTGCTTGAACTACTGGCATTGCTAGTCCAGATGCAGCAACAACTCTTGAGACGGTAGAAGGATTTAACAACCCACCAATATCTTTTCTGCTATTTAAAGTCTCAAGGAATACATTGTAAACTTGAGAGTCTTTCATCAAATTAGCTGCAGCCCATACCTTTTCATATATTCCATTAGCATTTGTTGTGGACGGATTAATATGTGCCAATACATCTTGAATATAGAATGATGCAAGTCTATCTGATTCAGGAATACCTGCATTTTGTAATGCAGAAACTATTGCTTGATATTCAGCATCTCTAGTAGCCCAATTAGGAATGCCTTGCAAAACACCTGCATATGCTTTAGGTGCTGCTGCTTTCTTTGCCCAAGTAGTTGTTTCAGTTGCATATCCATTTATGCGACCACCCATTTGTTTTTGATTCATAAAGTAATTAAGTAAAGGATACTTGTCAGGTACAGATCTGGTAGTTTTCGATTGTGAGGGAGAGCCCCACATATTTTCTCCTGTTTCTGGATGTACAAGCTTAAGCCTACCGCTATCTGTCCTAAAAGCTCTAACCTTTAGATCTTTATCTGGACCTGGAGCAGTATATATATCTCCATCTTGTGTAAATCCAGCGTCTTCAAGCATTTTTATACTAGCATTTGCTCTATACCCAGCAAGATATTTATATCTCTTAAAAGTATTAAATGCTTTTTCAATCGGATCTTCATCTAATGCCTCACGATATAAAATTTTATCGTTAAGCATTTCTGGAGCATCTTGAAGACCTATTTGCATAGACTGCTTTATGGTATTTTCATAGCCTTCTTTAATATCAGACTCTGGGTGCTGTTTTGAAAAAGCTCTAAAAGCTTGTTTCATTGTTTGTGTTGATCCTGCTGAATTAAAAAACTTTTCCATAAGGGTTTCTTTTCTTACCAAGGCTTCATCATTATTTAGCTTATCGTTAATTTCTTTAGGAACATCAAACCCAAGAGGATATTTTAAATTAATATTTTGACCAACATTTGTTCCTGGAACAATATGTGCAAAATATCCCCCTGCAGCACTTTTTAATCTTTTTTCCTTAGATTGTGGAATAGAAATGCCAGCAAGTTTTTTAGCAATAGCATCACGTTGTTCTGGAGCAATATTTCCTGGAATAAATGACATAATTGATTGTAAGTCCTTTGCTTCGATTGCAGCACGAAGTGCAGTTGCTGACATAGCACCTTCTGGTCTAGCTACACTATGAATAGTTGCTTTTAATCCAAGTTTTTCTGCACTTCTTGGTAAGAAATTCTTAAACTTACCTGCTTGATCTTCACCCAAGAATATGTCTGCAGAAGTATATCCATTGTTTACCCAACCTTGTAACTTGTCTGTAATTTTTGTTCCAGAACTTGGTGGTTGTAAGTTTGCTGCATATTGTGGGAACATCATCTTAAACAATGAATACTTTTCATTCAAAGACAAAGGATTTTTTGGGTCTCCTTCTTTAGAATCTAAATCAAACTTAAAGTCTGATCCAGTAGACTGAGCCCAAGCACTTGCAGCATCAAGAAGTATTCCATGACCTGCGTGTGGAGGATTCATTCTTCCAAATATTGTTGTAAGAGACTTTCCTTGTTTTCCTAAACCTTCTGCATATCCATTAACTCTTCCACCTAATGCATATCCCATCCAACTTGGATAACCTGCAGCAGTTGCTTTTTCATACTCTTCTTTATTTGCTTGCTTTGTAAG